TTGTTAGTTCGATGCCATGCATTAGTTAAGATAGCTGTTACAATACTGATGAATGGGTTAAGGAAATAACCCAGTATCAATCCATAGATGAAGATTTCAGTCATTCTTTTGTCCTCAACATCTCAAACAATTCTTTTCCGAGTTTATTTTGGAATTCTTCCTCAGTCATCGTGACGAGAGTATCCATTGCTAGTTCCATCGGCAATCTTAATACTATTTCCATTTCTGGAGCAAAAGTATCGGGATTCATTTTTATGTGTCTGCTTATTAATTTCATCTTCTAATCCTCTAGTTTTTACATTATTTGATAAATATATGTATGGGACATAACATCAAAAAACAATTTTATCATTATTTTATCTACAAGACAACTTGTTTGGTGAACAATAAAATCTACATCGGTTGTCATGCTACAAACAACCTTTACGATGGGTATCTTGGCTCAGGTAAACTACTTTTCGCCGCAGTCAAAAAATACGGTAAAGAGAATTTCACTAGAGAAATACTTGAAACCTTTTCAAATCCAGAAGATATGTTTGACCGAGAAAGGGTATTAGTAAATGAAGATTTAATTTCATCTGGACTAACATACAATTTAGTGGTCGGTGGCTCAGGTGGATTTAAGATACAAGACATAGATGATTGGAAATCTAAATTGAAGTCTTCACGAGGAGACAGAGCACCCTTTAAGGGTGGATCACACTCTGATGAATCAAAGCGCAAAATCTCTGAATCTAGCAAAGGTAGACCTGCCTGGAACAAAGGCTTACCCGGTACTTGGGTTGGTAAGACCCATAATGAAGGAAGTAAACGAAAGATTTCCATAAGTAAAAAAGGTCAATCTGCCGGTGAAAAGAATCCAATGTTTGGTAAGAGTGCTGTTGCAGGAAGAAAATGGTATAATGATGGTATCAAAACTTACTATCTATTCCCAGATGATCCTGCAACAACATCGCTTAACCTAGGTCGGTTAAAGAAACCATCCGCATAAATTCTGCTCTTGCGGCTGGGTCAGTTTTGAATCCCCCACCCAAGCGACTAGTCACAGTAGAGCTGCCTGTATCTTCTACACCTCTGCTACGAACACAATAGTGTCTAGCATTGATTACTACCGCAACATCTTCGGTTTCAAGAATGAACTGTAACGCATGGAAGATTTGCTCAGTGAGTCTTTCTTGAATTTGTGGACGTTTTGAGAAGTACTCAACGATTCTATTAATTTTTGATAAGCCCAAGACTTTCTGTTTGGGCACGTAAGCAACAGTTGCAAGACCGTCGATAACGACAAAATGATGTTCGCAATTGCTTTGTACCGACACATTGCGCTCAACAACCATTTCGTTGTAATGCATCTTATTATCCACTGTGGTGCATTTTGGGAATGCTTCATAATCTAAACCCCACATCACCTCATTTACAAACATTTTGGCAACACGCTTAGGTGTTTCAATCAAGCTATCATCGGTTAAATCTAACCCTAGTGCTTGCATTATAGCAGTAAAATGAAGTTCGATCTTTTCAATCTTTTCTTTACGGTCAAGATTGTTTTGTATTGTAGGTGTTTCAACACCCATTTTGACTAAGTGCTCATGCACTTTAAGACCCAGTTCTGGATCGCATTTTGTTTTATTAAAACTCATAGATAACCCTCCGTTGTGATGGTTTTATTTTGACGTTGTGCAACCTTTGTGTTGCACAAGTATTTATCACAATTACTTAGCTGCTGCTTTTTCTGCGGCACGTGCATTTTTAGTTTCAGTGATTTCGTTACGGCGTGCCTTAACTGCTTTAGCCAATTCACCTAATGCTTTACGAGCACGAGTACCTGCTGCATTGTTACCTTTTTCAAATTTTTCACTTTCAGCCAAGTATGCTTCCAAGTGTGTGTTAATATCATTGTGTGCGCTCATAGTATTCTCCTTTTAATTTGCGTCTTTTGGATCAGGTTCACCGCTGAACTCTTCACCTGTATCTTCATTTGTAAGAACTAGTGGACCAGTGAACATATATTCAGTGTCATCAAGTGACCAACCTAATTCTTCTACACCTTCAAAATAGTTTTCTTCCCATGCTTCGTCAAATTCTTCCAAGTCTTCATCAGTACAATTGCGACCTTTTTCAGAATCTGCCCAGCAACCATCAATCATGTCTTCCATTTCCCACGATTCATTGGCAATGTCTACCCAACCAAGTTCATACCCGCCTTCGTTTTTCAACTCTTCGGGTGTGAGTGGGATCGTATCTGATTCAATGTAAAAAGTGGCCCAACGATAACCTTCTTCACGAATGATTTGTTTATCATCTTTGTACCAATATTGTGTTTCAATTGCAGACTTTTTATATTTAGGTGATAGTTTCCAAGTAGCCATTTTAGTATTTGCTTTCTTTAGTGTGTTTACGATAGTCAGTGCTCATACGTAGCATTGTATCACCCTTGCCCTCAAGAATGTCAACGATACGGTCAATCGTACCGTCATTGTAGTCACTGATTTTACCCATTAACTCGCTTGATTTTTCAAGTAACTTTTCAAGTTTGTCAAGCGCATCTTCAATAGACCAAGGAATATACAAGCGAGTATTATCATTGCTAAAAGTTTCTGGGAAACTACGATAAGCAGGATAAAGCACATTACAGCCCAGAGCATCTGCCTCCGAGACAGTATTACTGACCCAATCTTGTAATGCACAGTTAAATACCACGCGGCTATCATTAACAATGTTATAGTAATCATTCTTGTCTAAGTCCTCATAGATACTCAACATACCAATAGCATGAAGTCGTTTAGTACGATCCATATAGCTATCATTATTGCTTTTGAGTTTTGCACCACTACAGATACAGAATTCTACACTTGATCCTGGATGGCGATTATACCATGCTTCAATGATATCCATATAGAAGTCTGGTTGCTTTTCTTGATCCCATCTTGCACTAAACACAACACGATGTTTGCGGTCACTGAATGGCTTGATTGAATCAACACGACTCTGTACTTCACTCTTACCGAATGCTAGTCCACTGATATTGTAGATTGGGGCTTCCCAACCTGCAATCTTCATGTGCATGACCATTTCTTCATTAGTTGCGAGGATTCCACCTTCACTTTGGCGGACAGCTTCACATACCATCTGTTCGTAGGATGCCATAAACTTTGACATGCCCCAGACATGGACAAAGTCATCAGGATCAATTGACTGCGCCAAGCATCGTACAAAAATCTTTGGACGATGTGACTGAGGAACTTGATTAAGAATGTAAGGCAAACTCTCAAAGCCCGGTTGAAACATATCTTCAAAGTAGATAACATCATCACTGGTAACTTCTCCTGCCTTCATCATCTTAACTAAGTTCATCAATTGACTCATGCCAAAGTATGAACGACCATGTGCATCAAGTACTTGCCCGGTAACAATTGCTTGATCGTTACTTAGTGTTTCACCACTTACAATTTGATAGTTGATACCACGTTTCTCAAAGACTCGTGTATTCCACTCAGTCAATTGAAGGGTATATCTTGCTTTATAGGGTTCAAGACCCATGTAGAATAATTTACGCATTATCGGATGATGATATCTGCCCAACCATCTTTTGGTTGTTTACCTGCTAACTGTTTTGTATGTTGACGATAGACAAATGATCGCATATCATACAATGTTGCTTCATCAAACTTAAACCCATAGTCTACACAAAATTCTTTGTAGGCTTCTAAGTCTTCAAAGATTTGACGGACGCGGTGATTAGGTTGAATGTGTGGTTTTGCCATTTTGTTTTCCTATTAAATTTTTAGGTTGTTGTAAGGTTGAGTTGTGTTGTAATGTATCGTAGCACCATTCTCATTGTCTTCTGAAACAGTGATAGTGATATTACGATCTGGATATCGAGTTGCAATAACCTCATAAAGGTCATCACTAATCATTTCACAACTTTTGTAATCCAATGCAAGGATGCCTTGAGAATATTGATTCTCTAACCATCGTTTGAATTGAATAAACTCAATATCACGGTCGTTGTGAAATACTTCAATCGTCACTTCAAAGTGAAAGATGTGACGATGTGGAGTTGCTAAAAAGCTAACGTCATACTCATCACCTGTTGCCAAGTTAGGGTCTGTCGCTGCTGCTGGGTATTTGTGAATACCCTCTTTTTGAAATCTTACAAAAATTGTACGAATGGCTTTGTCTTTGATACGTGTACGTTGTTCAAAAAGTGCCTGTTGTCTTTGTTCTTCCATGATTTACTCAAACTTAAAAAATTCGTTAAACTTTGTTCTAGCGTTAATTGCTTTCTTACCGCTGAACCCCTGACTACCACTAGACATTTGTGTCCATAATTGACTGTGTGCATCAATGATATCCATACTATCTTTGCGGGTCTTTTGAGCAAACACTTCATTAACAACTTCACGGAATGTTTTACCAGTATCACGTTCGTGAATCATTGCAGGTGTAATACCTTGCTCGTATCTACGATTCGCTTCTTGTACAGCATAGATATGTTGATAAACATTATGACTTTGAATCAGTGTATAACTCAATGTATCCCAACTAGTTTTAGTTTCTTTACCATGAGCACCGATGAAACCCTGCCCTCTGTAACAAATATCTTTCATAAGTAGTATATCAGTTACAGGACTGTCTGTAAACATAGTATGGATACCGTCAGCAATACAAGCATCACTATACTTACGCATATCACCTGCGTATGTAGGTGTGATACCATAATGCTTGCCTTCTGCTGTTTTAGTCATACTATATGCCCACTTTTTATTATTTTCAATTGTGTTATTAAAGTATGCCAAACCCTTAGCAGCACTAAAGAATGGGCTTGCACAGTCAAAAGTAATTTGCAAGTTTGGATTGTGATTTGCACGTATTGCTTTTTGGATATCAGTAAACAACACAGCATACTCTAAGATAGATACACCCAAACAATGAATCAAATCATGTTTGCCTGGTTTTAGTAATCCATCATAGATAATGTCAACCATTCTACGTAGTGTCAAATGAATGTCAATTTTGTTTTGACCACCAAATGCCCAACCATTAAAGTGATTGTCTGGATAGATATTTGGATCACAATACTTCTTCATTTCATTATACCACTCATCACTTTCAGTATGATTAGTACCTTGAAGAACGTTTAAGAACTTGCAACTACCATTACGATTCTTAATAAAATATTCGTTGTTAATATGTGTAGCGTCAATGGCATCCTGAATGTTAGTAATGCCATGAACCTTATGCATTTCTTGATTCAAGAAACTTTGTGATGGGATATCTAAACACATACCATAATCCATATATGTGTCCATCCAGTTCAATACAGCTTTACGCTTAATCATTGCTTTAGGATCGTTGGGGTCTTTCCAATCAGCAGGCCATTGGCCTTTAAGAATTTGAAAACCACCACTATCACCTAACATGAATGTACCTTCTTCACGCTTGCGAATGATACTTTCATTTGGATTATCTTTTGTAGTGTCTAAGTCAGCATGACCTGCACTATACAAACCCCACTTATAAGTGTATAAGCCTTCTTTGCTGTTTAAGAAGTTTAGTTTTTCTACATCGCCGTTGAAACTTGCAGGGATGCGTTCTTTGGGAAAGTAATCTTCTCCCTCTCGTTGCTTACCCAAGCCAGCGATATAGAAACTGCTGACTGCGGGTAAGAACAATGCCCATTCTGGGTTATGTTGACTTGATAAATTTACTTGTTCCATTAAGGTACCATTGAAGGTGTTACATTGTTGCTAGGACTATTCAATAAAGTTTGAACCATTTTGATTTGTTCTTTTCTTTTGTTGATTTCATCAACTAGACTTTTAATAGTAGGATGCTCTTGTGCAAGTTTTTCTAATTGTTGTTCTTCTATCATTTTCTTTTCTGCCCAATGCAGTATTGATACTGCTTCAATAGATAAAGAAACAGTTGCAGAACCCGATTGTAGAGTAATCCAGTTGTTGCCATCAAACACTTCTGTCTTTTGACTTGCTGTATTGTATCGCATGTTACCTACACATTGCAATCCAGCGTACCCATTGATATAGGTACTACCGGAATAACTAGCAACGTTAAGGTAAGCACTACCAGAAAGAATATTATCTATCATTTTTGTTGTGCTGGTAAACGATATGTGTAAACTGCAAGACCACTATCAACAACAATTTCACTTAAACCTTGATCTGAAATTTTGAAAGTTTTGTCACCTGCTAAACTCAAAATAGCAAGAACTTGTTTGATAGGCCAGTGCCATTGACGACTTAATGAACCACTAACGCCGGGAGCAAATACAAAGTTACCACTGTGTGTTGAAACATCACCGAAATAGATTTTCAAGTCACCGTTTTCAATTTTAGTGACAAATGTAGTTTGTTCACTGTTAGCACTTGCTTGCTTTTTCAAACGTTGAATGCCTGCAACAGTTGGAACAAATTCAACGTTAAAAGTTGGAGTCACTGCCATAACAGGACGTTTAACTTTTTCTTCAATAACAACTGCTGCCATCAAACGATAATCGTTAACAAAGTCACCGTTCTTTGTTTCAAAGTGAATTGTGTCTGGAACATCTACACCATCACGATTTTTTGTAACAACATTGATTTTTGCATCAGTATCATATTCTTCAAAGCCTAAGATAGTGCTTAGTTTACCTAAGTTAGGCATACCAAATGACCCTTTGAATTCAATGTTTGGGTTCTTGAATTCACCTGTAACCATAACACTACGATCTTCTGGGAAAGTAATAATTTCAGTTTTTGTGTCTGTACCTGCGATACGAATCAAATCAACACCCTCTAGTGCTCGGGTGTGTTCAATAATGTCTTGTAAAATGTCTTTCATGTTTGTCCTTATGTTAAATGTATTTAGGAATACTATGTGTGTATTATAGTGGAAGTTTTTGCGAAAGTAAACAGTTAGTTTACCCGAACGTAAAGAAGTTGTCAAAGGTTGATTTAGTGTTTGAGTTTTCACGGATCTTCCAATCCAACACACCTAAAAGGTTATCAATCTTTTCATCAACTAATGTCTTTTCCATTTCTTCGTCATCAAATGGTAACTCAATGAACCATTGCGGTAATCGTAGTTCGTCCGTTGGGTAAGCAACACTATTCATATTCAATGCATTTGGTTTGAGTTTACATACAACAATCTTCATACCATCTACAATTTTCATTGAGTAGTTGTCGTTATAAAGATTTCGTAAATAGTTATAGTTAATCGCAGCCATAGCATGACCAACACCACATTTACCTGTCTTCTCCCAGTTTTGTGTATGCTTAGTCAAATTATTAACTGACTTAGGTGAACCTTTTGTCCAAGGCTTTTGTTCACTCAACCAACGCTTGAATTCTTTTACGGTTTCGATAACTTCATCTCGTGTTTTACCTTGCTGTATGACCATTTGCAATACGTTCATCAAGAACTCTTGCACATACTTAGGAGTATCCGCACGTTTCAAGTCAAGACCCATAGCTTTGATATCGCCTAACTTACCATTACTATCTTTACGTTTACCCTCTTTATCAAAGATGTTGATGGCATAACGTTTTTTAGTAATGAAGATACTGCGATCACCAATTAATTCACGACCAGCTTTAATGATTGCACCATTCTTACGAGGAGCGTGAAACGCTTTCTCCATGAATGCTGGGAAACTCTCGTTTGCTTCATCAGCAATACTGTCGTATAAGCCAATACAAACATCTTTGTCCCATGACAACTCACCTGCTTCAACTTGTGCTTTAAGTGCAGGCCACGCCGAGAAATAACAACTATCAGTATCGCCATAAACAATAGAACGACCTTCGTGTGTATATTCACCTTCAATACTTTGATTGATTTGGCTCATCATGTGGCGAACAATTTGACGACCACTTAGTGTAACACTTTGACCAATACGTTTGTCATAGAAACGACAATGTTCATTCAACAATGCACCATAAGCACTGTTTAACAAAATCTTACGAACTAATTGACGCTTATCATAATAAGCATGTAGTTCTTTATCTCCTGCTGCATCTGCTTCTTTAGCCTGTTTCTGTGTTGCTTTACGTTCAGTATACCAACGACTTAGTAATCCTGGAACGACACCTTCTTTTTCATAAGTATAGATTGTACCGTTTGCTGATATCATCCAAGGCTTATGACTGTCAAAGACTAGTTTCCATATCTCGGCTGCACTCATTTCAATACTACGACCATCTTCATAGTCTAGCCATAACATAGTGCCACGTTCTTGGTTCATAATTGCTGTGTACTCTAGTGCACCAAACAAGTTTTCCCACAAGATAGCACCTTTAACATCTTCATCACCTTCTTTGAAGAATTTCTTCTCACGTGCTAATTTAGCACCTTTATCCTTCATGTATTGGTCTGTTAATGTTTGTCTGACTTGAGCAACAATGGTTTCACCTGCCATGTTGAGCGCCCGAATAACGGATGGATATAGCGAGTTGATGTCAACTGCTCCGACCCAGTCATGCATTCCCTTTTGGGGAGTAGCAACATAGGCACCTGCTGCTTGCTGTTGTTCTTCATCATTTTCATTCTTCCTTTTCTTATCTGGTACAACTAACCCACGACTGTGAGCCTCGTTCATAACTGCCATTTCAATCATAGCAACTGAACCCATAACTGTTGGCATAAGAACTGTGTTCTCATGTGCCAATGCGTTAGCAAGTTCTAAGAACTTTGTTTTGTTATGAATCTTAACCAACAACATAGTATCTTGACGGTTATACTCTAAGAACTTTTCCCAGTCCTTGTTGTACAATTGGTCTAGAGTACCTTCATATTGTGTTTTGTTTTCACCGACTTCCATTTCACCAATGGCGTCTAGTTTATAACTGTGTCGTGATTCATAGTTATACTTTTTGTACAATTGTAAATAGTCAAGGTGAATACGACCAACCAAATCGTAAGTCATTTCTTTCTTACCAAATCGTTCATATTCTCTTGGCTTTGGAAGCTGACCCAATAGACAGAATTTTCTAGTGTCATCCTTACTCATTACTCGTGTTACACGATTAACCATGTAGGGTATGTCATAGCCTTCACTGTTCCAACCAGTCACAACATCAGCATCTTCTATCAATTGGAAGAAAACATCAAACATTTCCTTTTCATTTTTGAAAAGTAATGTGTTATCAAACTTACTTACAATTTCTTGTGCTGTTTCTTCACTCATGTGCTTAGGTGGAATACACAATGTTACCAATGTGTCTTGCCAATCTAAGTATAGACTGATTGCTGTTACTGGATTGAATGGGTCACTTGTTGGACTGAACCCTTTAACGGGGTCAAAGTCAACTTCAATGTCAAAGAAACAAGTGTGTAGTTTAGGTGGTTCAACACCTAAATAGTTTTCTGATAAGCAACGGAATATAACGTTAACATCACTCTCATACAATGTTTTGTTAGAGTGGATACGCTTTTCCTTTTCAAATTCTTGTCTCTTGCGAGTACTGAATCTTGATACAGGAGTACCGTAAATACTTCGTTGTTTGCCTTTAGGGTCGTCATAGTAAAGCACATAATTTGCTGGAAACTCGTTATATACTCTTTTACCCTCAGGTGATCTTTCTACTACATAGATACGGTCTTCATCACGGGAATGAATAGCATCAATGTATGACATTAGACTGTTTTACCTACTGTTTCCAAAATAGTGTTCAAGTCTTCGTGTTCTTGGTTAGTCTGTGTTAGACTTGCTTTGTGTGCGATACGAATTGCTTTTTTAAGAACAGAAGGTTTCACCTCTAATTCTTCTGCGATAGCTTTAACTGTGTCGTTAAGACCTTCGTTGAGGGTATCAACCTCGTGCATTACTGCCATTCCTTCATTTATCAATTGTGTGAGCTTAATTTTTTGGTCACCGCTGAACATTTTTGTTGTCATAAATTCTCCTGAGAAAGTACTTATTATAAAGCATTCTGTAGAGAAGTCAAACTTTTTGCGTAATTAATTTACCCTTTGTAGCCTTTAGGTAAGATGTGTTTAGATTGTCCTGAACGGTTCCATGACTGCCACATTCTTTCACCTTGGTCGGTTTGCATATCACTAGGAATAATGTCGTTGCCCAACATCTTGGCATACGCATACATGTTAGTTGCAATATTCTGACCTTGATAGTTTTTATTTACCCAGGTGTTTTGACTAATCAACGCTTTGTCATGTGGTTCTTCTGCAAGTTCGGCTTCAGCAACTACTTTTTTACCATCGTATACAGTGATGATAAGTTGGTTACCCCAACCAGTATTGTTTTCTGTTGTAGCAACATATCTAAGCCCATGTATCTCTAATTCATGTTTGAAGTTAGAATGATAGATATCTGGGTTTACTGTTTCGTTTATAAATTCACTTGCTCTCATTTTGTCACCGGGTTTCCAAATACTTGTTCACGAATCTTTCTACCATCTACGATTCGCTCGTAGTTCCCATTATTATCTAATAGTGTTAGATTACTATTTGGAAACAGTTGTTGTAATGTTTGTTCATCGGTAACAGGATTCAATCCTTGCTTACCTAATGTCCTTGCCATAGCATCACTTGATTCAATCCAAACACCCGGTTTAGTCAATAGATTTTTAACTCTATTAATAACCTTTTGTTTTGATTCAGTTTTGCCATCATGACCAATGCCTTGAATCTTGTAACCAGTCCAAGATTCATTTGGTCTTGCTCTACGATAGAATACAGTACAGTCTAAATTTGGATCTGGGTCCCAATCTAATGCTACCCAATCACTTGCTGCAACTTGACTACTATTTTGAACAAACGAACCCAAGTTTGTATTCTTATATGCGTTATGAACTAAGTCAATCAAATTGTTGGCCCACTCATGTTTCTCATTAGAGGTAACAAGTAGTTGCCAACGATTCTTGACTAGTTCACTTGCTCTCATTTTGATTTTGGCTTTTGATGATGCTTCTTCATGTTGATAGCAATTGCAGCCTGTTGTGCTAGATTGGCAGCTTCTTCAACACTTTCATTTGGTACACAGTTGTTTACTTTCATACCTGGATGTGTTGGGCTATTTTTCATTCCTTCTTTGTGCTTACCTGGCCAGCATTTTTCAGCATTGCGTTGTGCTTGTGTGCGTTTCTTTTCAGAGATAAACTGTGTAGCACTTTCTAGCATTTGTTGCATTTCTTCAACACTCTCACAATGCCATCTACGCAAACTCTTATTGATATTGCTGTTTGGATCATGTGCAGTTTTAGCACCAGTGCGATGTTTCTTCATACCCTTCATACGAGCACAGAAACTGGCACGGCGTTTAGCGGCTTTACTACCTTTTTTCAATTTGCTTGGTTTTGTAGTTACAGCAGTTTGAATATGACTACCTGGGTGTTCTCTACGGTAAACACTCACGCTTTTCTTACTCATGCCACCAACACGTTTGTGATTGTGTTTGCTCCAATTTTCACCTTCTGTGATAACTTCTTGTATTTTCATAATATCCTCAAATAGTCTTTAAAATTTTGATGACGGGCTTGTAAGCCAAGTAATGCCGGGTTAATTGCTTTGGTAACGCTAGTTGTGTCACCAAAGTTTTGAACGTTTGGCTTAACACGAGTCTTCCAATACCATAATGCAATTTTTGCAGCAACATCTGGCTTTGCTGCTAGTTCAGGGTGATTGACTAAATCAACACCAATCGCTTCACCTGCCATACGATAGTTGTCACGACCAGTTAACTGAACATAACCTCTACCATGATAACGTTCACCATCACCTGGCTTGTTGTTACCTAACATTCTTGCTGTTTTAGGAGCATAACGTATATCATATTTATGAGCAAAATAATCTTTGAACTTTGGCTTCTCAGACATTTTACTAAAGTCCCATGATTCATGTTTCATCTGACCCAAGAACTGAGCAAGTTCACTACCCTTTAATCCATTATGTCTTGCTACTTTTTGTAACACAAGTTCATTGTCAGTGTTAGGGCTTAATACATTGTATTCTTCTGGTTGAGGCTTATACTGCATAGCATTAGCACCGGTAGCTGCCATCATACCGGTAGCGGCAGCACCTTTCATAAAGTTTCTACGACTCATACTCTCAACTAAGAATTCAATTGCTCTCACTGGAATATCTCCGGATGGTTCTTGCCAAAAATCTTGATGTACTTACCAGCTAACATATCAGCCATGACTTCAATTGGACTACCTGGATAGCTGTCGCCAGGCTTAATCATACCCAATTGTGCTTGTCTCTCGTGTACTAACTCATGGAACACTGTACGCATGATATCAACCATGTTTCTTTTACCAGTGTAAATCCAAATTGTATTATCTTCTGGAGTATGTACTCCAGTGTGATGACCTTTTTGTGCTTTTTCAGTGTCATCACTAAATATCATTCTTGGAAACGGCTCTTTAAGATGTAGTCGTCTACTAGTCCATTGAATGAACTCTTTCATTATAGCATGGTCTTTGCTAGTTTTGATTTCTTCATTTATCTTTTTTTGACCATAATCTTTAAACACATCATCTAGTGATGATTCAAAAATTGATTCAATAGTTTTACCTGTAACCTTAGATTCTGCCATTGATGTGCGTCTTTGGTCAGCATAATATTGTGCAGGTTTCATATAAACACCATTGGTTCTAGGTGCTGAACCTTGACTAGATGCTCTACGCACTGCATCATAATCTAGTTTAGGTTTTGATTGTGGCTTTTTCTTAAAGTAATCAAAGACTCCTTCTTCCATATCATCTTCATTGAAGGGCATCATTCCTACATCCGGATCCTCCACTACACCTTTGATAGTATAGTCTGGTCTACTACGACCTATTTCTTGATGTAGGTCTTTGAGTGCTGCTATGGCATCTTCTCTGCTGTCTATTCCATCGTAGCCACGGTCAGCACGATAGTGG